TAATGGTATTGATCCTATAAATTTTTTATTAAAGTAAACGTCGAGTTGATACCCTACGTTCTTAAATGGGTGTGAGTGATTTTTCATTGTATGTGAATTATTGTTGATGCAATTTTATCTCGGTAATCTTCCATAGATTTCCATTTATTTGCTTCGGTTGGTTTTATGTTTTTTTGAATTTTGTAATCTTCCCAACCATTTAGAAAATGATCAATAAATTTTAATTCTGATTTGAGCGATTGTAGTTGATTTTTCATTAGATAAAGTTTTTAAATTTTTCAAGGTTAGAATTAAATGTATTTCTGTTTTTTAATTCCTTTTTGATATTACATAACATTATGTGGTTATCGGTAGTAAAACATTCATTTAAAAGTAAAAAATATGTTTTGTTTAATTTTAATAAATCGCTGTAAGATAATTTAGATAAATCGTTCATTTTGGTATTTTTTTTATTGTTTAACATATGTAAATATAATAAATATCTATGTTATCAACAAAAGTTAATTAATCTATTCCCAAGTTTCTGCAATTATATTTTCAATTTCTTCCAATTGATCAAATGATAGTAAATCGTGAATTTCTGTGCTTTCAATCCAAATATTTTCAATCTCAAATTGATCGGGACTACCTGCATAATCGTAAGTTTGTGCTTCGCCTTTAGAATATGAGTATTGGACTGATAATTCAATCTCGTGGTATTTTATTGTAGTTTCATATTGTTTCCACATAATGTAAAATTTAAATGGGGGTTTTGACACCCCCGTTAGTATTAATTTGAATAGTATTGGTTGTGTTGATCAAGAATTGATTGTTTCATAACCTTGTTGGTATTTTCAAATGTTTCTTCAATATCACGTCCAAAGTGATCTTTGACATATTTATATCCTATTAATTTCATTTCAGAAATAGAAGATTGAACAAATTGACCAACTTGAAAGTGAAAATCTTTAGGGGATAATTTAGAAGTTTTCATTATCATTCTTGGGTTTCTGTATGATTTTACAGACCAAATGTAAATTTTCATTGGATTTTTAAGAGTGAAGTTTTGATTTGCCATTGTTAAAATTTTTAAATGTTAGTAATTTTTCCTGTTAGGTTACATTTCCAACCAATTTGTTTATGTCCATTAATTGTGTGGTGTCCTAAAAATTTATCCCAACATTGAGTTGGTGTAGATTTATCCGAAAAAATAGGAGTAAAACCTTGTTTTAAAGTTTTTTTACTAATTCTTCTTTGATTAATCATTTGTTTTGCTTTAGTAGTACAATTCATAATTTTTAAATTTATGTTTTTAATTATATGTAAATATAACACTATTCTACGTTATAAACAAAAGTTAATAAAACTATCTCAAAGAAAAGAAAGCAATGGGGCGGGCTACAAATGAACTTGGATACCTGTCAAGAGCGCTACTCGTTCGTCAACTTTCACGGATTGCGTGTTACATTCCCCACTGCAAATATTAGATGTTTTTAAATTGATCGTTGTATTTTAGTTGATAATCAATATCCCGTTTGTAAATTTTCAATGTATCACTAAGATTTTTTAGAGAGTAATACAATGTGCTTTCGCATTTAGGATCATTAGTTTGAATTTTTTTGATCCAACCTTTAATTTTGTCGATGTCATCAATAAGACACAAAATGTTCTCAATTGTTTCATCTTTTACTTCATTCATTTGGTAAATGTTTTAATTGTTAATAATACTCAAATATACAAAGAAACTATGATATAAACAAAAGTTAATAAGTCTATCTTATTGTAAAGGTTTGAGTTTACAAAAAAAAAATAATGTAAACGAATAGATTTACCTAATAGCATAAGAGCCATAATTTGGTCTACCTAATTTATTTACTACACTATATCTCAACGCATCAAGTGAATGGTTGAAAGCATCAATTGGTTTATTAGTCAATTGACCATTTTTGTCCTCAATGTATTTGTAATTCCTTAATTCTTTTATAGTGTTGATGCTGTTTTCTGTTACGTGAAGATTATATCTTCTGATCATATCAATTCCAATATTAATAGCACCTTTGTAGGTAGGTTTTGCATTGAAACCCATTCTGTGTATTTCCTCTATTGACTTTGGCTCTGCACTATCACAAAACACCTCATCTCGTCTATCCAATCCTAATCGTTTGAACTCATTACCTATATCTTGGTTGGTCATTCCCGTTCTGTAAATAAGCTCGTTTACGAACATATCTTGGTCTAAGACATATGTTTCTACCATTGAGGTCGGATCGTTGCTAAAACCGAAGTCTAAACCCCTTGAAACAAGTTTGGCATTGTGTGGTATATCCTTGATAGTTTTAAAATCAAATATTAAAGACCTACTTTGACCTCGTTCCCCTAATCCATATACTCGCCAATAATTCTCGTCCGTGTTTTTAAGTCGTTCAATTTCGGTTATTATTTCATTGCTTAAAAAAGGATTGTCCTTGTAAGTTGTTTGGTAAAATTCAACATCTTCCCGAGTAAGTACCTTGTCATATATCCAATGGAACTCGTCAGACGGGTTGTAGTCAATTATTATCCTTTCTGTTGTACGGAATATAAGCTGTTGCCAATCTTCAAAGTTAATTTCGTTTGCTTCATTGACAAATAGCAAATCTCTTTTCCTACCACGTATTTTTTGTGGTTGATCAAGCGAGATAAACTCAATAAGATTATTATTAATGTAATACTCATTCCCACTTTTTGAGTGATCACCCTCATTGTAAATTTTATTAGTTTTTAATATTTCAAGGAAATCTCGCATAACAGTTCCCCTAACAGCAGGGAAAGTCTTACGACAAATTGTGATTGTTTTTTTGGTATTTGAATAACAATACTTAAAGATTATCCATAATAGTATATTGTAGGTTTTACCCGATCGAGTACCACCCTGCTCAACTAATATTTTTGTCTTTGCATTGTCGCAATGCCTAAAAACCTTATTCGTCTGTATTTCCACTATCCTCGTCTAAATTATCGGTATCTATTATTTTTATTTCAAATAACTTTTCTCCGTCTGATCCCGTAATCTCTTGCCTTTCTACATAACCTCTTTTCTTTCCTTTCGTTGCAAGGTAAAACTTGATCAACGTGGTATTTCCGTCCCTTATTTGTTCGAACATTTTGCTCTCTGTAAAATCAAGTGCCACGTTGCCAATATCATTTACTTCCTTTTTAAAATCGGGATCATTGTTGTAGTACTCATAAAAGGTTGATCGGTGTATTCCTACATTTTTACAAGCATTAGTTACTACTCCCATTGATTTTTCCAACGCATTGATCAAAGACTTCTTAGTGTGTCGGATTTTGTCTGATTTACTCATTTGATATATTTGTCTAAATTTATATTATAATCGTAACCAAATTCGTTTAGCAATTGTTTTAACTTGCCATTTGGAAAACTTTGTGAAGCATATCCTAACTTAAATACATAATTTTTAAAGTTGGTCAAATCAATTTCTTTATGGTGTTCCAAATACTCAACAATTTTATTTTTACTCGCTTGTTTTTTAATGCTGTCAAATATGTTCTGTTTTGACTTTATTCCTAATTGAGTAAAATACTTATGGATATTCCCTGCGTGATTTGATAATTTTAATTGTGGTTTAGTATGATGCTTATATTCTTTTATTCCGTCTTTTATTAGTTTTCGCATAATCGCAATCTGTTGTTCCATATTGTCAAATAAATAAGGATAATCCTCTCCAACTAATTCGGGAAAGGTACACCTATTTGGAACTACCACTACTTGATCATTCATAATACTTTCTGCTATACTAATACAAAATGTTTCGTGCCTACTATTAATTACATTTGAATGGCATTTCGACAATTCCTTTAAATAGTCTTGGTGTTTAGTAAATGATTTGACTATCGTATAAGGTTTTTTATTTATCGTATTAATATTATCCTTATCTCCTGCTGTCAATATCACTTGGAAATCTAATCCCTCACTATGCAACTGATCAAATATAGCAAAGGTATCTTTCCAATTTTTGTACCCGTCTAACCTATGATTATAGATAAAGGTAAATTTCTCATATTTTTGCCCTTGTTCTATTTCATTGCAGTAACCACCCAAACTTATTTGGCTCTTTTCCTTTAATAACGAAATTTTATCAGAATTTAGCACATCAGTTGCTTCCTCTATCAGCATATCATAACAATATTTGGTGTGGAAGAAGTTCATATCAGCACCTAATGATCCAACTAATTGATCATATAGAATATGCATACAAGGTAAATAACTCGTAACCCGTTCTAAACTTCGGTGTATTACATAATGGTGGTAATTAAATACTTTTGGTCTAAAATCATCAACAATAGTATCTTGGAAATACCTTAAATGGTGTCCTTGCTCGACTACATTGTTCCAAATAATATCAAAGGAATATTTTTTAAATATTTGTCTAAAGATATTACTATTAAAATGTACAACTTGGTGCTTTTTGGATTTAGGCATTGGTATCTTTAAAATTTTAACCAATGAATTTAAATCGTCTTTTACATATTTTCTATTCGCATCAACAAGTAGGAAAAAATTGTATTTGCCCGTTTTTAGTAATTCGTTGCATAGTTGCTTAATAATAATATAGTTGCTATCAGCATTTAAAACATCGACCGAAAGCATTGGGTATATTAATACGTTTAGTTTTGTATCTTGCATATTACGTTTGGATATTTTTTAATAAATTCTTGAAAGTCTTTTTCCATTTTCTCATATTGGTAATATGGCATAGATAAATTTATGATCACTTCGTCTGTTGTAGGTGTTTCTTCGTCCTCTGTAAAATCTCCCTCGTCGAAACTTTCCTCTAATGCCATAACTTCTAATCCCCAATCATTAAGCAAATCTGTGTCCCAATTATTTGCAAGTAAATCCCAATCCCATTGACCAAAACCCACATTGTCTTTTATTATAAATTGACTTTGTTCGTCTAAGGTTAAATCCTCTATTTTTGTAACCCAAATCTCTTTTAGTCCTGCCTCAACACTTGCTTTGTATCGCATATTTCCTCCAAGTATAACATTGTCTTGGTTTACTACAATTGGTCTAATTTGAAGCATTTTAGGAAACTCCTTTATGCTATTGACTAATTTTTTAAATTTAAAATCCTTTATAAATCTTGGGTTGTTCTCGTTCTCACGTATTTCGTGAATTTTTACTTTATTAGTTTTCATCTGTTTGTTGGTTTTCTTTTATATTTTTTGAGTAAATTATTTCAATTGGTTTTTCTAACAAATCAATATTATTCTCATTCATTTGAGTAATTTTATGGATCATAATTTGCTTTTTAGAAGCCACCTTTAAATCTGTACTGCAAACAATATCAGACAGCCATAAATCAAGTTTTTGGTTATACCTCGAATAAATATCATAATTTTTTACTGCGTGTAGTATAGTTGCGTGATCACTACTTTTTCCTCTGTCTTTAAAATATCGTGCCACTTGGCTTAAAGTTAATCCTACATATTTGTAAGCAATAACACAAAAAACTGCCCGTGCTTCAATATATTCCCTCTTTCGAGTATTATTTAATATGTCAAGTTCTGCTAAAGCATTTAGCTTTGTAACAATTTGGTCTAATGTTTTCATAAAGTATCTGTAATATAATAATTGTCTAAGTCGGCATCATCGATAAACCATTCGGAATATCTTTGCATACCTAATTCTGTTTTTTGTTTTCCTCGTAAATAAAATTCCTCACTACATTTAAATTCCCCAATGTCAAGGCTTCCTTTGTCAAGGACAAGGAAAGTAAATTGATCATAAGTAATACCAAATAATTGGCAGTAAATATAACATTGAATATCGTACCCATATTTATTAGCA